AAACTCTACCGGCACCTTTTTGGTAGAATGGCTTGATTAGTCTCACGATACGGTGTAAAATAAAAATATCATGATAAGGAGGTAAAAATTTATGCGCTCAGAAGCCCAGAAGAAAGCCGACGCAAAATATTTGGCTAAGAAGTTCGTCGTGAACTACGCCACTGAAAAAGACGCGAAGGAAATGGTAGAATTTCTCAAAGAAAAGTTTCCTAACATTTAGTAACTAGTTCCGAAGGAGGGTAATTGAATATGTTTGATACTGCAATTCCGTTACCAGCTCCTTATGAGGAATACAGTTACACGATTGATCCGATAGATAAGTCGATTGTTCTTTTCGATAAGTCCAATGCTCCTTTGTCGTACACCTACAAAGACGGGTATTCGATTTACAATAAAGAAGGAAAAAAGGAGAGAATGTCTCAAAAGAAGTTGAAACGTATCGTCTTCCCCACTATTGATGAACACATATCAACTGCGAAGCACCTTACTCAGCAAGAGTTATGGCTCGAACAGGTAAAAACAGACCTAGATACAAGCGGACCTTACTTACCCACGCCTCTTATGCCAGGTTTCTGGGTGAACAGGCACGGGGTTGTTAAAACGTCCACAAAGCGGTTTATGAAGCCTTCTTCTTTACAGGAATTACGTGACGGAAGACCCCCGTTTATAGATTATGCGCTTCAATATTTTGTTGATTACAGCAAACCGGAGTATTTTGCAACCCCCACGATCAAAATGTGGAACATGCACATTGCGAACACCGCTTTTTCAGACTGGTATGTCAGCCTACTTTCTCAGAATGTTGGTTACGAGGGATCAGATTTAAATGAGCTAGAGGTATTCGTCGCAGAGTACCTAAAGGACATACACAAGTCGCCTAAGAAGGCAATGCGGTCAATGTGGGAGGATATGTTTGGGCCACTTTATGGTACATTAGAGGAAGGCAAACGTTTTAAAAACAGACTTGTCAACAAGACGAAAAAGGAGAAACAAAATGGTAGCACGAAGTAAAACATTTGTGTACGAACAAGAGTCACTACGGGAAGCACGCCGTCACCTTCGCAAGATTGGTGCCCCTGCCTCAGCGATTAAGGCCAGTGAGTCAAACATTCGCAAGGCTTACCGTGAGTTGAATGACAATTTCGTAGGAAACGGTCTATCAACGACACAAAAGCGTTCATATCAAAAGAAGTTGTATGAACAAATTAAGAACACGAAGCCGACTAAGGGTAAAGTTATCAAGACCCCTATTGAGTTCGATGTTAAGCAAAAGCCTTTGTCAAAGACACAAAAGGCACGCGCTAAACGTACACAAGCTCAGATTAAGAAGACGCAGGAAGATTTTGCAAGCAAGGTCCTAAAAGACGTTCGTATCAAAAAGCCAAAGTCAGCCAAAAAGAATAAGAAGGTTAATGACAAATATAAGGAATTGGTCAAACAAGATCGCAAAAAGAACCGTTTGTCAAAGAAAATATTGGAATTGTCATTTGCCGAACGGGCACGTTCAAATGGGGACTTTTTAACGGCTATGAACGTTATCAAGGGAGATTTTGTTATCTACCTACGTAACGAGTTCAAATCCCGCTATGGTCAATTCCCAACGTCTGAACAATTAAACTTGGCTTTATTGGCAATTAAAAATGAGGTAGACTCAGAATTAAAGAGCCACCCTGGCGCATACGGTTATCCAGATCCAAATCAAAATAATAGCGCCTACAATTTGCTTGATGATACCGTCGATACTGCTGTGCAACACTATTTTGCAATCAATCGCATTTAAAGGAGAAACAAATGGCTTATGTAATTGTCGGGTTAGATATTGAGAACCAACCGATTAAGTATGACCCGAAGACACACCCGTTGTCACGTGATGAAGCTGAGGTTTTTGATCGGGTCATTGAACCTAGAATGTTGCTAAGTGAAATGACAGAATTTGCTGTTTACACACGCTCAGACATTCCTGGAATGAATGACTTATCAGACTTCACCCCTGCCCTTCATGATTGGATAAAGGAGAATAACTGGTTAAGAAACCGACTCAGGAAGTGGCAAAACCAAGCTATTAAATTACATGGAAAAGACAATCCAGAAGAGATTAACTTTTACCTAGTTGGACACAACGCAATGTTTGACATTTCACAATTTCACGATTTACGAACAAACACTGTAAAAGACGTTAAACCGTGGAACCAGAAGCCAAACCATTCATACCTATTGACAAATAATGGGCGTCTATATGGCGGAACATATTCAATTTTGAACCACCAGGACAGCAAAGAGCTCACAATTTGGCAAATCCGAGACACAAATAACGTCTTTACGGGTAAGCTGGAAGATCAAGCCAGTGCAATCCTTGGCGAGCACAAAAAGGAATATGATATTCACGACGAGGGCTATGTCACACAGGACGCACGCCTAACAGCATTGCTATTCGAGTTCCAAATTGCAAATTACTTTGACGCAATGACATCATCATCTCTTTCATTAAAGAATTTTAAGAATTTCGCAATGGAAAAACTAGGGATTGATAACAAAGAATTGACTGAGCGTCTATTTTATGGCACTGTCGACGACAAAACAATGATCGGTTACTTGGACAATGTTGCAAGGCCGGCTTATTACGGTGGATTGACAGGTTCCCCTTCACACCATTATGAGGCACTGTTATATGCTCCCCAATATTTAGATAGAATGAAAGTAATCGTTCAGTTCGATTTCGTTTCAATGTACCCGTCGGTAGCAACCTCTCCAGAGGCAAAGTTCCCTAAGCCAACTGAGCCGGAAATGATCGAGAGTATCGCCACAATGGACCAATTAAGAAATATTTTTAATAAATACGAAGACTGGTTCCGTTTAGTATCATTTGAGAACCTCCGTTTCAAGTTTGCTGACGACGTACATAGCAACGTCTTATCTGCTTCACAATATGCCAACACTAAAGTATACTGGGAGGGAGAATTAGAGACAAAGACATTTGTCGAAGTTGACGCAAAGTACTTCATTGAGAACGTTGAATGGGCTGAATGGGACGACGCAACAATGTTCCTTCATGAGACTGACGACGAAATGCAAGCAGTTCTAGCTGACTATTTCAACATGCTCGGAGACGAGAAACTTGTTTCAGAAGGTGCAAAGAAGCAAATGGTTAAGTTGTTCATGAACGGTTTGACTGGTAAGTTTGGCCAAAACATCACTAACGAAGAGAACTTTTCATTCTACTCTGACGTATATCGTGAAGAGGTAAATCCGTATGACGTTGAACGATACAACGTCAATTACGTTTCTAACCTAACTGCCCTCGCCCGCACTCGTATGATGACGTTTACCAATAAAATGGGTCTTTACAAGACGTTGCAACTCGACACCGACTCTGGTAAGATTTTAATTTCAAACCAAGAAGAGTTGGATCACCTGTATAACTTGCTTCGTGAGTATGACGCTCACGCAACCCCTTCTAACCGTTTCCATGGTTTGAAACTAGAGAATGTTTACGCAACGTATAAGCTGATTAACCGCAAAATGCACGGAGGTGTTCAGAAGGCATTCGGAGGTAACGATCCAATCACCTATGAGACGACATTCGAGGATATGCTTAACAAGCCTATTCGGGGTGTTCACTTCGCTCACGCAGGAATGTCCGAGCAAGCATTCGAGGAGTTGGACCCAACTGACGAAGGCAAGTTTGAGAAAATGGACTTCGGATTGTCATTTAAAGGTCTTGCGAAGCGTCGCACTCCAACCGGTCTCACTCTAGTCGAGGTCACAAAAACAGTTGTTCCTCCACGATTAGACGAACAAGGCGGAGAAATCCAATCGGAAGTAGTCGTTGAAGCAGGCCAAGCAACTAACATGGAATTAGCAATGTAGCCTACTTCTATTATACCAAGAAAGCCCTCCATATAGGGCTTTTTATTTATGCTATGATTGAAATAAACAATAAGAAAGGTTTATAAACCATGGCAAATAAAGATATAAAATTTTACAATGTAACAAAGACACTCAGTCTATATTCGGACAAGGTTTTAATGTACATGGTTATTGGCGCGCGTGGAGTTGGTAAATCTTATTCTACTAAGAAGCATTTTTTAAACCGTTATTTTAAAACTGGAGAGCGTTTCTTTTATGCACGACGTTACGCAGACGACATTCAGGTAGCTGTTCGCGGTTTCTTTGACAAAGTAGTAGCTGACAATCCAAAATGGCAAAAATACGAGTTTAGAGAGAAAGGACTCCCGATCGGAGAATTCCAATACCGCGAGAAAATGCCTGACAATGGAGACGAGGAGCAACACAACACTAACAAGTGGCAAACGATTGGTTGGTATGGACCTTTGAGCATGTTTAATCGTATCAAGTCTATTGAATACACAGACGTTAAGAAGATTTTGTATGATGAGTTTCTTATTGAAGCGAACTCAAATCAACGCTATTTAAAGAATGAGCCTATTTTGCTCATCAATTTGTATGACTCAATCGCCCGTTTGACGCCTGATGTTAAATTGGTGCTAATGGCCAACGCAACTTCGCTGTACAATCCTTATTTTGAAGCCTTCGGTATTGATCCTGACATGACTAAGGAGTACGGATTATACAAGGACGACTCAATTCTAGTTCACTTTGCCCCTGACAAGGTTCGTGACATTGACGACGGATCGGCCTTCTCACGACTCGTTAAAGGAACTGAGTATGAAGACTACGCTTTGAACAACAACTTCACCAATAACACGCAAGACTTTGTGCGCCCATTAAAGACAACTTCTATCTTTAAGTGGAGCATTATACTTGAAGGTAAGGTGTATGGCGTTTGGAAGGAGCGCAATGAGCCTATTTTCATTATTAGCGACAAGTACAACAATACAGGTGTGACTTTAGCCTTAACATGGGAAGACGCCCACGACGCGGACTATACGAGCCCAAAGGCACAAGCATACACTCGCCTAATTGCAAACGCTAAAGATAATCGTTTATATTTTAGCTCACCCGTCATTCGTGAGAAGTTCAGAGGTCCAATCAACAAGCTGATTGGGTCAATCCAAGGAATGTGATATAATAAGGGAACAGGGTGGCATTGATTTGTGCGTTTCACGTATGACTCGTCGCAATGTGTCCCAAACGGGCAATATCACCGTCTTGACCGCCGGTGCCCTACCATTATTCAACCGTGAAGGTTGGTGATTAGTCCCCAATGACTGCCCAATCGACTAAAAAGGCTCGCTCGCGCGGGTCTTTTGCTTTATTTGACAAAGTTTCGATTGGCGGTTATACTAATACCATTAAACAAAGGAGGATAACAATGTTATCTAATATCAAAGAACTTTTCACACTTCAATATTACAAGGACGGGCTCACAGATTGGACCCCTCAAACGCGCGTTCTATGGGCCGTTGGCTCAATCATGCTGACATTCATTGCTTTCTTAGGAGCTATCGACATTTGGTCACTTCTATCATGGCTTGGTGGGCTTATCGGCTTTACTTGTACGTTGGCAATCACAAACGGCAAGCGTATCAACGGGCTTCTTGGGTTCGTCTCAGCTTTAATGATTAGCGCCGTCGCTTTTCACTCCCGCAATTTTGCTGACATTTTTATGCAAGTTGGTTACATTCTAGCCCTTGACCTACCGGTTATTATTCAAGGTAAGAAATGGCAACAAACTAAGGTTCGTCTACTCGACACAGCAGGTTTGTGGGGAGGGCTCGCAGTATGGGCACTTTCGTTTGTTATTATGTTTGTTATCGACTCGCATTTCGGATCACCCCGCCCTTTCATTGACGCATTCAGTGCCTCTATTGGTTTCACTGGAGCATACTTAATGCTAAAGAAGTACGCCTCACAGTACGTAATGTGGACGTTACAGGGGTTAATGTCAGCAGGGTTGTGGTTCATCACTGCCATGCAAGGTGACGCAAACTTCGTATTGTTTGCCGTTTACATGCTGTATCTAAGTAATGATGTAATCGGTTTGTTTTTCTCACAATGGAGTCGCAAGAATATCAAATAAAGTTACTAAAGAGGGTTGACGCCCTCTTTTTTCTTTGCTATACTAATCCTTGTAGTCAGGTGATACATCACCAACGGCTTCAAAATTAAAAAAATAAATTAGTTGTTGACATTAAAATCAACATGACTTATACTTAATCTTGTAGCTGAGGTGCTTCTCAACAACAACGTTTCAAAATTAAGATTAAATAAGCTGTTGACAAACAAAACAGCATAGTTTATACTTAATCTTGTAGCTGAGGTGTTGATCACCAAATCAAAATAATAAAATTAAAATGGAGTGGCTACACCAACTTAGGTTGGGCAAAAGAAAGGACGGTCAATTATGGCTAACGCAAACAACAAGGTAGTATTGGTATCAGGAACGGTTACTTACTCACAAATCAAGAAGCAACGTGAAGACAACTTCGGTAACATGGTTTACAAGTTGACAATGAAGGATCCACAATTCGTAGCCGGGCCTGGCGCAACGCCAGAAGACGCCGAAGCATTGGCTGGTAAGGTTTATACTTCTAAGGCTGAGGCAACTCCAGGGGCTATCTTGTTCGACGCAACTTCAAAGGGTAAGTTCTTGTCATTTGTTGACGGTGCTACTGGGGAAGAGTTCGATCCAGAAGGCGACTTCGTTGAAGGAACCAAGGTTCAAGTAGCAATGAAGTTCTTGCAAGCAACTCAAAAGGGTTATAAGGACGCTTGGGCTTTGCAAGCTATCATGGTCCAAGACGCAGGTGCTGTTGAATACCGCGACTCATTCAACCCAGCTTCATTGTTTGGTTTGACTGACTAACAAAACATACTAGCAAAAGTTAATGCGCATTGAAGGGGTCTTGTACCCCTTCTTTTTTTATGCTACAATAAATTCATACCAAAAGAAAAGGAGTCTAACAATGGACGAAGAGAAGAAGACAGAGGGTGTACAAGCCCCTGAAACTGCTACTAAGCAAGTAGAAGTAGAAGTAACCGCACCAGCGGAGACGACGGAAGTCGAAACTTATGGTGATGTTGAAGATACATCAACTGACTCAGACATGACACAAGAGACAATCGAAATGCCACGTGTTGACGACGTTCAAGCTGGTAATGTTCCAGAAGCCCAAGCAGGTTTTGAGTTTGGTTTTCACCAAGTGCCAGGAGGCTACAACGGCGCCTCAGACCAAGGAATTGGTGGTGGATCGGCTAACACTATGACAGAAGACGTAATCGGATTTATGCAAGGTCCATACGCCGGTTAACAATTTATCAGAAAGAAGTTCAATAGCTCAGCAACAAAATAAACTTAATTGAAAATCTATTAGAACATTCTTTAGCCACCTATTGACAGGTGGCTTTTCTTTTGCTATGCTTAGTTCATAAAATATAAAGGAGAAACACAATGGCAAAATTAAATCGTGACATTTCGAAAATTCTGTTGGAAAAGTCGCACATTAACGCGGAGGAAATCCTATCAGTCATGCTAGGCACACTTCCTGATGATGAGGACCTTGACATTCCGGCAATCACGGCCCTAAAGAACGAAATTTCGCGTAATTTCAGTGAACTTCACGACGGAATTGATGAGTTGGTCAATTTAAATCGAAAGGCGATCAAGCGTTATGATGATAGTCGTGCTGAGTTGACTCGTGTCAACCATGAGTACGCTAACAGTCACATTAACGAACGCATGAACCAGAAGGATCGCGAGGAAAAGACTGATACTGTGGAAAACGCATTAAAGTATTTGAAGGAGCTGAATAACAATGTACAATAACGAAGATATTACACTAGAAATCCCTGAACAAATCCAACATTTGTACGATTTTGAGGGTAAATTGCAACAACTTGCGGGTATGGTAACACCTGACTCTGACAATGAATATAAAGAATACTTTGACGGTATTCAGGTTTTGATTAAGTATATTCGCGAAGTTATCAAAGGGATTGATTTTGTCAAGGGTGAACTCATTCGTGCGGACACCCTATACGAAAAGTACCAACTTGCAATTATTCAAGCAAACACGACGCGTGTTGCCTACGAAACCGCTGTTGTACCTGTTGTTGAGGAAGATACAGGCTTTGAAGACTCAGTTCAAGGCGCCCAAGAGTACCTAAACTCACTGCGGGATCAAGGTTTAGACCCTACAATGTAGGGAGGTTTGGAACCGAGTCAGGTTCCATTTAATCACCTTTATGTAAGCCGAACCCTCTCTTCGATTGCGTTCAAATCACTTCCATTCAGACCCCCCCTCCAAGGGGGTCTTTTCTTTTGTGCTACAATAATGACATACAATAAAACAAGCAGTAAGCCAATACTGTAAAACACAAAGGAGAAATATTATGTCTGTTTTTGACACAACGCAATTCTCAGCCCAAACAACCTTGAACTTGGTTCGTGACGGTGTTGAATTGCCATATCGTGACTCTATCCCTATGGCAGAAGCCGGACAAAAGTCATTCGCAGGTATTGGTCAAGCATTGGCCTCTAACCCTGATGTAGCTAACAAGTGGTTGTCTTCATTGATTAACCGAGTAGGTGGGGTGATTATCCACGAAGCCTCAATCGCAAATCCATTGGCTCAATTCAAGCGTGGAATTATGAACGCCGGAGCTATCTTGCAAGAAATTGCTGTTGACGCCTCAGAAGAGCGTATTTTCAACCCAGCAGTTGCAGAGACGAACTTGTACAAGATGTCAGACACGGAGACTCGTGTTAAGGCTATCTATCACACGGCAACGCGTGACGTTATTTACAAGGAGTCAATCCAAAACACGGTTATCCAAGAAGCATTTACGGGTGCTGACCCAGTAAATGCAATGGCTGATCGTATCATTAAGGCAATGTCAAACGGTAACAACTACAACGAGTTCTTTACGATGAAGAACTTGTTCACGCAAGCCTTGGCAGGTAATGCAATTACAGCTATTGAAGTTGAGGACGTTAAGGACGCTGAAACTGCTAAGAAGTTCCAAACGCAACTTATGAACATTGTTGACGGTATGCAATTCCCTTCACGTTCATTCAACAAGACGTATGGTGCTAGCTTGCCAGGACGTTTGTTGCAAACGGATAAGGACGACTTGCGTATCTTCATTCCATACGAGATGAAGAACATCTTGAACGTTGACTTCTTCGCTAACATGTTCCAAATTGACCGTGTTGAGGTTGAGGCCCGCATGGTTATCTTGGACTACTTCCCTTCTGCATACGTCTACACGGCTGACCACAAGGTTACTGCCGAAGACTTGCAAAACGGAACGCTGGACCCTGAGCAATTCAAGGTAAACGACACGGTTGCAAAGGGAACGGTTGCCCGCGCTAAGGCCGACGGAACTGCTCCAACTGACGCAACTATGTTGTTCGACGGTAAGCGTATCAAGGCCGTCGTTGCCGACGTAAACGCTTTGCAAGTTTACGACGTGTTTAAGCCTTACTTGACTTCGGCCGTCAACCCAGAAGGCCGTTATGTAAACGTTACGTTCCACGCTAAGCAACGTGTTTCATGGTCTTCATTCGTGAACGCCGTGGCCTTGGTTTCTGCGGAGACATCTGCGGACCCGTCCCAACAGGGGTAACGGTAACACCAGCAAACGCAACCGCTGACGCGGGAGCAACAAAGCAATTCAGTGCTAAGGTGGACCCCGCCGAGGCTGACCAAGCCGTTACATGGTCTAGTGATCAAGCACTAGTAACTATTGACGCTAACGGATTGGCAACTGTTTCTGCTGAGGCTGTTGGAGGTGAAGTAGCCAACATTACTTCAACTGCTAAGAACGGCGTGACCGGAACCGCAAAGTTGACGGTAAACACGCCTTCGGCCCAGAGTTCTGGTAAGTAACTGAGGCGCAAGTCGAAACGTTACTAGGCGCGTATCGAACAGGGTTATCCCTGTTCTCAACCACTCCAAAATAAATTTACCTTTCTTTGAGACTCCTTGAATTGCGAGAACACGAGCAAGAGCTTATGTTTTCCCTTGACAAGGGTCTCTTTTGCTGTTATATTAGTTCTTGTAAGTTGATACGAGGAACACGAGTATCATTTAACTTTTAGTATTTTAACTTTTGTCGGCTAGCCGGCAATTCAATCCAAAGGAGAATTTTTATGGAACCTCAAGCATTTATGTCAATCGCAGGGGAAATCATTTCAGTTGTAAAGTCACATAACGGAAATTCAGTTTACGCCTTGGTTAAGGTAGAGGATAACGGAACGACGATTGTCCCAATTGTTTTCTTGGGAACGCTTGCTGAGCAATACCCGGCGACATCATTGTCAGTTGGAGACGAAATTGAAGTTTCAGGTAAATTTCAATTCACAACTCGAAACAAATCTAAGTTTGAGCTATTGGTATGGCATGTGGAGGCATTGCACACACCAGTTGATAACCGACCCCTCCAAGGCGAAGCCCCAAAGACTGAAACAGTTGATGAAATCGTTGCCCGTAAGGTTGCTGAGGCACTTGCAAAGATAGAAGTCGCTCAACAACCAGTCGTCAAGGAGCCAGCGGATTGGGGTACAACTTCAACCGCTTCAAGCGTAACTGAAATTAAGCACGAGGTTGACCCTGTAACGGGATATAAGAAGTTGTCATTCCCTCACACGATTACCGGCCCTTCAACTCCAATGAACTAAGGAGACACAACATGGTAAAGAATTTTCGCAAAATCGCAAACAACACGAACAAGCAACTAATGAACGACTTGATCCAAACTCAAAAGCAAGAGTTTGACAATTTGTTGTTCCATATCGAAGAGGAAGCAAGCAAGGGTAACTACGACTTGTTAATCACGCAAACCCGTGAAGGCAAGGTAGTTGAACGTGAGTTGAAGAACTTGCTAGAAATTAACGTTATCGTTGAACGACGTGGCAACGATACGTACATGCTTCGCTGGTAATCCGCAGGATTGTGAAGGAGGGTTATCCCTCCTTCTTTTTGTATACAAAGCATTAAGAGTTTGAGGAGGGTTGCCCCTCCTCTTAGGAGGAATTATGGATTTAACGCAACTTTGCCACGACTGCAAGACTCGTGACTTTACAACAACCATGACACGCATTAAAGGGGACTATTATTGCAATAACTGCGCCTTCAAGTACCCAGAAATCATTTTAGATATGCCGGATTTGCCCGTCGAATGGTTCGATAATGACTCCCCCTTCGGTGAGTTCGACAAGCATGTGTTACAATAATATCAAGCAAGACGTTGCTATCAAGTAGAAAGGAGATGAAACCTTTAAAGGTTTCAAATTTCCAAATGGATTTACTAAAGAATTTATTTGAGTCAGCGAACCAAAAGAAGCACTTGGTTCATCACCCAGAAGCGACTCCAAACCCTGAGACAAAATCAGTTAAGACGACTTTGGGACAGAAAATTCACGAAGAGGACCAACCGGTCAGGGAGACGAAAAAGGCGTCAAAGAAGGCACGCCAAACTGAATTTATGGAGGGCCGGAAGGAAGCGACAAAGCATAAAAATGAGAAAATAAAGGAACGTCGCAAGGAAGAGTCCCAGAAGTCTAAGGAAGAGAAGCATAAAGAGGCAAAGCGAAAAGAAGAGAAGACCAAAAAGAAAGAAATTCGAGAGAGCGAGGAAGCCTCTAACAGTGTTCATCAATCAGCGGTCTCGTTAGGAAAAGCCTCACAACACTCAGGAAAGAGTTCGTCAGGTAGCGCCAGTGCAAAGGTTCTAGGCAAACATTCAACAAGTTCCCCCGATCACCCTGTAAATACAGGGAAGGGCATTAAGAATTTAAAACAGTATCAGAATAGGTCCTTTCAGGGATAAACTTGTGAAAGAGGATAGTTGAGTCTATCCTCTTTTGTGTTATACTAGGGCTATACTAAATAAAGGAGGCCATACAAAATGGCAGAGAAACAAGAAACAGGCTTGTCAAAGGTAGTTGGTGGTGTGTTCGACTTAGCAAAGCCACTTGCAACATTTGATTTGCAAAATGACGCAGTTGGTCAAGTAGCAAACACGGCTATTGATCAAACAACCAGTGGGATCACTACCTCTTTAATGGAGGATAAGCCTAAAAAGGGGAAGAAGGAACCAGAGAAGAAGGAACCAGAGAAGAAGGAACCGGAGGAACCAACGGCTGAGCCAACGCCTGAACCAGAAGAGGCACCAAAGTCGTCAGCTCCAAAGCAATCAGTTATTGAGGGTTCATTCACTGACGTATCAAAGCCAACGACTTCAACTGACGCACAAAAGGCTATCGAGGCCCCAGCGCCTAAGCCAGTTGCCAAGGGGCGTGACTCGGTGACGGCTGGCGGGACCATTTCGCAATCAGGTTCCACTCGTTCACAACTAACTGCTCCAGCACCAGTGCGCACGCCTTCTCCACAAAAGGCAAACGCTTCAAAGGCTAAGGTGCGTAGTTCAATGGTAAATCCAGGGCTAAGCTCATATCGTATTCATCATTAAACAACGGCCACCCGTTGTTTTTGTTATCTTTTAAACAGAAAGGAAATAGATTAAATGGTTCAAGTAATCAATCAAATTGTCGTTCCAGGACGCCCGGCCGTAGATAACGGTTTGGCAGTCCCTCCATTCACGCAAGTTCATTTGCATTCGACAGGAAATCCAAACTCAACTATGCAAAACGAACGTGACTATCTAGCCACGCACTGGGGTGACGCTTATTACACACACCTTGTTGGGTTCAATCACGAAACCGGTCACGCTGAGGCATGGCAAGTCGCTCAAAGCAACGGAGGTGGTTACGATTTAGGCGGAGATTGGAACTGGGAAGGTTATGCTTCAATTGAATTCGTTGAAGGTTCAATCAAAACTCAAGCGCAATTTAATGAAGCCTACAACGTTTACATCACGCTTGCCCGTCAACTTCAAGACGAAACGGGACAGCACGTATATGATCTCGACACGGCCTCGGTTCCAGGAATTAAGACACACAATTATGCCTCACGAACGGGACACGGTTCAGATCACGTTGACCCTATCGCCTTCTTAGAAAAGTGGGGTGTGGGGTATGATAAGTTAATTTCAGATATTAAGAAAGGATTAGATAATTCAATGGCAATCACAAGCAAGGAAACAGTGTTCCAAAGCAAGGGACTTTGGTATACGGATAAGAAGCACACAAAGAAGGCAAATGCAGTTATCGCTCACATGGGTGCATATTGGGCCTTCCGCAATGGTAAGTTGCTAACTTCTCAATTCGTGGAGTCATGGGGTAACACTTATTGGGCTGGTGGAGACGGTAAGATTGTTCAAGGGTTCAACAAGAACTGGAATGGTCTTGCGATCGATTTCGGAACAGATGATACTTTCTACATCAAGTCACTAAAGATTGTAGACGCAAAGAAGTTCACGGCGTTCATGAATAAGGCATTGGGCGTTAAATAGTAGAACACTATATTTCTTTTAGAAAGGAGAACAAACATGGCAAGTTTCTTTGACCAAGCCGGAAAGACGGTTGTTTCAGGTTTTAACACTGCGACAAATGCAATCGCCCACCCTTTGCAAACCGTTCAAGACATTGGGCGTGCCGAGGTGCAACGCTCAGGTGGGGCGGACAAGCAATCTGAACTCATGCAAAATTGGGCCAACTCGCAAAAGGCACAAGCAGGCAAAAACCCTGATCTTGCTGACGGCGGACGTAATTCTCGCAACGCGGGACAAATCAACAAACAAGCCAGCGAAGGTGACACAGCTTCTAAGCATGTTCAAGACGCAGGGGCTATAACTGGAGGAGCTATGCTTGCAGGCGGAGCATTGGGCGCCGGGAAAGCTCTCGCGGGTGCTGGAGCAGGAAAGGCGCTGAGCAAGGGCGTAAAGAGTGCTGGCAACGCAACGGGAAAGCTGTTAAGTGGTCTCGGATCAGTGGCTAGTGCGGTAAGCGGAGCCGGTGACTCAGGACGTACTGAGGCAGGAACGTTTAGCGCTAACGATAAGGGTGTTATTAAATAGGGTTGGAGGTCTGGAACGAGCAAGTTCCAGGCTTTTTTGTTTGCAAAGAAAAAAGGAACCTAACTCGGTTCCTTTGAATTAGCTCATCAGAGCCAAGAGTTTTGGTTTTAAATCTTCCCTACGCCCACCACTCAGGGTGCGGATTAGGTGCTCCGTGGAAAATGTCATTCAGAATGCTTATCGACTCATCTGTAATCTCGCGTGGCGGATCAGGGTCTACTGGGGTAGGCGTGCCACCCCCTCCAGGGTCATTTGTATCGTTATAGTTAGTGACCCTCAAATCGTTTGCAAAGAGTGTCTCAGACCAACCTATGTCAGATATACTTGCCTTTTGCTCAGCCGTTGCGTTAATGGCATTACTAGGGCTCATTGCGCCCCCGTCAATCCAAAATTGACGAGAACGATACGGGCCGGCTATTCCAGAGTGAATGGTATTCCGGCTGAACTCCGGGTCAATGCGCCCGTCACCAGCATTCGTATACATGCCCCCGGATAAGATACCAAATTGATTGTTTTCTGGTCTAGTTCCAAAGAAGAAGACATCATGACTTTGGTTACTTCGGAATATCTCCATGTGAACGTGACGTCCTGTGGCGAACCCAGCCAACCCGGTGTGATAGATAACATCACCACGTTTGTATTCTCCAGTTGGTAAAGGAGTTTCGTCGTGAACTAAGAAGATAGTTGCGTAACTAATTGAGCCGTCAGCAAACATCACCTTGTACTTACTATGAAATAGTAATGCGTTTCCCGACTCCCACCCTGGGTCAGGGTTTGTCAAATACCCGTCATAAGGAGCAATGATATTCTGGATAGTCATACCCGGAACAGGTCCCCAATCGGTAGCGTTGTCGTCATTATGGTCCCCGCCTGGTTCCCAAGGGCCTTGGTTAATCGTCATGGGGGTTGAGAAAGGCCAGCGGAATACTTGAACAGGAGTTCCACCTCCGCCTCCGCCTCCGGTCCCGCCACCATAATCAAGATTAAATGCCTCAATCATTTCGCCGGTTGATCCGTTATAAACACCATAAGGCTCTTGCTGGTTCCAACGATCGGGGGTGTCTCTAGGGCGTTCAAAGTTTTTCATGAAGACGATTGTTAAATAACCGGGGTCATTGTCGAGGGTTTTAAATTCCTCCCACGTTTCAGTGTAGTAAGCCGTGTAATACTGACCTGCCACGTTATTTACAAGTGCATTAACTTGAAACTGATAGTTATAATCGGGGTCATAACCGTATGAATGCTCAAGTAAACCAGGCACTTTCGTTCCAGGGGTCCATTGCCAAATGCCAACTCCACGCGACGAGTCACCGGGGACTTCCCAAGCCGCGGGGTCAACTCGTGACTCCCAATGGGCATTTGCTAAAATAGCTTTAATGGGGTTGGTGTGAAAGCCCGCTCGCACAAGCATGGTTGCGACTATCTGTGCTCTGCCTTTTTCATCATCAAATGCTGACAAAATTATTTTCCTCCGTTTCTGTGATATACTTACAGCATACTATAAAATAAGGAGAAATTCAAGAAAGGAAACGAGTGTAAAAGAAGCTCTTTGTTGAGCTTGTTCCTACTGTCCGTAGGCGCTCACCAAATTCAAATGGCAGAACGACAATTGTCAGAAATCACGTTGTATAAGAACGTGCCAATCCGCAACGATTACAAACACTTATTACAATGGAATACACCCGCTGACCGCGATAACTGGTTTAATCAATTCGATAAGAAGACCTACCCGTTGTCTTCATACCAGCGCGTGTCACAACGAGTTCGTTATGAAGGTAACTTTGAAGACCTATGGCAGTATAACTATATAAAGGTTGTTAATAAAAACGACACGGGAAATGTGCGCAACACCTGGTATGGGTTTATCGAGGCAACAATATACACGAACGACAAGGTGTCAATGATCGACTGGTCAGAAGACCCCTGGGTAACAAACCAATTTAAGGTAAAACTGGTTAGCGCTAACGTCGAGAGAGCTCACGTAAGGCGTTGGAGAGACTTTGATAACAAGGAACCTGACGTTACCCACTTTGGTACAGAAGAGCCCGTAGGAGTTTCATCACGGACCTCCGTACGCCGTCTTGACGCCGTGGACTGGGAAACAAACAAGACTGACTCAGCAGACGTTCAGTGGCTTGTGATTGTCACACTTCCTCAGAAAGGGGTTGACGGGTCAGGCGACCCAGCGATTACAATGGGAACTATGATCGGTATTCCAAGCCCATTTAGCATTTACGTGGTGCCGTTTCAAAGCAATGGGTGGACTTACCCTTGGTTCACATCAGGCGCAAGCAAACCTGCTTCGCAATCCGACTTCTGGAACGTTGGCGGGGCTTACATGCCGCGACTCATGCAACTAATTGGGACCGACCCAAAGTTCATGAAGTCAGGTCAGGCAATCGTTTCAATGTACACCACACCTTATCTAGGAATTAACCAGTTCATGGGTGCTGAGAACCAAAACTTAGGGCTTGACTGGACGGAGCAATACGAGAATGCTGGAGGAACTTTAGCAGGAGATAATCCATTCTTTGATAAGTACATGGTGCAAGGTGGATCTGAAAAGGACGCTTTGCTCCATATTAAGTACGTACCCACTGGGGCTGTCCAGGCAACCACACTTGATACAAATGTTTGGAATTGGATTTATGAGAACATGGGAGACATTATCGGCAAGGAGTCTAAATTGCTGACATACCCCTACTCGGCACTCATGCTTGAAGACGGAAAAGGTAATAACCACACGTTCTCAGCCTATGATTTACCTTTTTCGGGAACTGATTATAGCCACGCTCTAACTGTCATGCGTTTTGGTTCGATCGGTTTACAACAAAAAACGGCGTATTATATCAACCGTTTAGGGTTTTCTCAATCCGGACCAACGAAATATGACGTTCGAGCTCAAAACGGACTCCGATTAAAGAACGCGATTATTGACACTGATACTAACTCAGTACCTATCATTACTGACAATTACACAAGCTACCTGGTGTCAAATCAGAACCAGATTACGCAAGCTCGTAACCAAGCATTGAATACTAAAAACGCGGTAGAAATGCAAAATCAAAACTCGACCCGCAATCTTGGGATTGGACAAGGTTCGCAAATGTCACAGCTTAACGCAAGTCAAAACACTGCAAGAACAAATAATAATAACTTGACCCTTGCACAAAGCGGGGTCATGAAGTCTGCAAAGAGCGCGCTTAACAAGGCTACTCGAGGTTTAACAGGTGACTTGGGAAACATGTACACAACGCAATCTGAGGCGTTCATGAACAACATGAACACTGAAATGGGGAACTTACAAACTTCTCAGCAAGCAGAACGCGACATCAACGCGAACAACGTTGACGTATCCAACCGACTTGCAAGTAATAACTACGAGCTTTCTATGGCAGGCATTCAGGCAAAACTGAATGACGTTAAAGCCACCGGGTGGAGTTTGACTTCCGCAGGAGGAAATCCTTTCTTTGATTACCTGAACCACAACAAGTACGTGACGGTATCGTTAATGACAGAGAGCACGGACATGTTGCGCCAAGCTAAGCAGTTCTTTGAACAATTTGGTTATACAGTTGGAACCTTCTTCGGAACTGACGCGTTGAATAACCTAATTAAAGGACGCAAACGTTTTAACTACATTAAGACGCAGAATATTGTGGTTACGGGTGCAATCCCTAACCATGATCGAGACGCTATCCAAGACATGTTTAACAATGGTGTAACTATCTGGCATGACACGAACCCAGATACTTTGTACACCCGTATTGAGGACAACGACGAAGTGTGATATAATGTTTCTTGTAAGGAGTTACGTCCGTAACCTTCTTTTAGATGTTTATTAAGAACCCCTACTCAGTGTAGGGGTTCTTTTTATGTTATACTGAGATATAAATTAGATGAAAGGAAAAGTAGAATAGGAACAACGGGTGCCCGTTGTTCACAATTTTGCAAGCAAAATTATGGCTATCAATGACAATACGGATATTGCTACGGCCCGCGGAGTCACCGACTCGCGTGACCAAAAGGATTTAACAAAAATGGGCATTGCTAAAGATTTTCAAATTGCCTATGGCGCACACGTTGCGTCAAATGAAGCTGACAAAATGCAAACGGAAGGAGTAGAACTTGTGCCAACACAACACGGATCAAACTTACCTGACGCGCAACCTACGGTGCGACCTTCGGAGCCTTACACAGCAGGGGGCGTAAACGGTTCTCGCGCTAAGTCCTCACGACGTAAAACGACGACAACAGAGCGAAATTCATACGGGCAGGACACGGTTGAATGGGAGTCAACGTATCAACAAATCTTATACGAGTGGTTAATGGACGTGAAGAGCAATATGTTTGCTTATAATGGTTTGCCTGCCACTGTCAACACACGTTGGTTAGAACAGCTTCTTGCTTACACTGGGTTTGCCTCAGTTGGCCTTAACAAGGCTGGTGAGTTGGTTGTCTATGGAACTGCTCAAAATGCTGGTTACAACCCATATGGGGACCCGCTATCCGCAGTATCAGAAAATGCCTGGAGTGGAGGAGAGACCCAAGTCACAGACGGGGTTGAGATTACTCCTGACATGATTGATGAATTTGGTGACGCTGACCTTGCAAAACTTGCAATCCAACCTCACGAGGTTACTCGCTCACACCCTGAGCTAGGAACATTTGTGACATTTCGTAACAAACAGACATGGAACAATGTACCGGCAACGGACATGGGGCGTGTGGAGTTCTTTGCTATGGAACTTGCTAACATTGCCTCCCTCGCCCGTTCGGTGCGTCTTAAAATGCGCACTCCTTACTTGGTTGCCACTAAGAAAGGCCAAGTATCACAAACCGCGGTGATGAGTGCGATCCGTGCAGGTGAGGAAGTTATTCAATTAAATGAGAATATTGATGTTGAGCAAATTATTCAAGTGCTCAACCTGCAAATTCCAGTAGACTACTTGCCTCGTCTAAAGGATGAGTTCAACAATAAGTTATCAGAAATGCTGACTATGTTTGGTATTAACAATATTGGTGTTGACAAGAAGGAGCGACTCGTATCTGCTGAGGCGGAAGGAAACAATCAACTGATTAACGCGTCAGGTAACGTTTACCTTGACTCACGCCTTGAAGCGATTGAACTATTAAACCTCCGGTTCGGAGGGCGTGTTGCAGGCTTTGACGGCAATGCAACGGTTGACTGGAACCAAGCAACAATCCGTTCGTTGCAAGGACTGTCTCTGGACTCTGTGGAAAGCGGGATCATGCCAAGCGGGAAGACGGATCAAAGTTTTGAGGAAGGGGCACAACAAGTCTCTGACTCTGTACAAGGAGGAGAATTATAATGACATATGAATTTAGCACAATGCGACCAGTGTCAATGAAGCCAGTTTCCTTGAAGGATTATCTTACCTCTATTTATCCAGGCGGAGCCTCAAATTTTGGTGCGCCTTTGCCTTGGGATGTGGTCGATAACACCTATGAACAATTCTTTAAGGAGCTTCACTGGGAAGGACGTGAGTGGCAAATCTCGGATGACCCTGACATCAATAAGCAAACGTTAATCAACTTTAAAAAAGAGTTTCTGATTTACTTCTATAATCACACAATTGGTTATGAAACTGTTCTATATTTTGAGGACCAGCTGGGGTCATGGTTCCGTCGTTTTATGCCCCGTTACATTAGGCTAATGGAAGGTACGAACAGCGACCTGTTCATGACTAATGATACAACGACCCTTTCAAACGGTAACAGTGAGAGTGATACAAAGTCAAATAGTGAAGACCATAACCACACGGTTACAGGGTCTAAGACAGACTCAACGTCACACGACGACGGTACAACCCGTAATCGTCAAGCGTTTGCAGACACTCCTCAGAATGAGCTTGACCTCGATATTGATAATCTTGATTACGCCTCAAACGTTCAAGTTCAAGACGGCAAGAGCATGGCTGACGGAAAAGCGAATAGCAACACAAACTCTGATACACAATCAGACGGAAATGGCACGGCCAACTCGAACACTAAGAGCAACAACGAGAATGCTTCTCGCACCCGCGGGCGTAATGCTGACATTTTTGATATCGTGGCGGAATGGCGTGAAAGTAACTATGATCAATACTTATCTATCTTTGATGATATTGAACAAGCGGGCTACTTCATGTGGGTATACGGCGGAAGTCTAGACGCAATGGCTGGCGGAGACATTCGAGGCTGGCAAGAAAGGGGTAACGAATATGGACGTTATATTTGACCAATTCAGAGGTTATAACGATAATGATTACAACTGGGGCGGTGGAGTCCCGGGACCGCAAGGGCCTGCGGGGCCACAAGGACCGCGCGGAGAGAAGGGACCGCAAGGGCCTGCAGGGCCACAAGGACCAATCGGGTCTGACGGGCCACAAGGGCCTAAAGGAGACCGGGGACCCGCTGGGGGACCACAAGGCCCGAAGGGTGACACTGGCCCACAAGGTCTGAAGGGTGACGTTGGACCACAAGGTATTCAAGGACCGAAAGGTGACACTGGACCACAGGGTATTCAAGGGCCTAAGGGTGACACTGGCCCACAAGGTGTTCAAGGACCTAAGGGTGATACAGGGCCACAAGGACCCAAAGGTGATACGGACCTATCTCAGATTAAAGTTGGTGGCCGGAATTATATTTTGAACTCTAAACGATCTTTATCAACATCAGGTAGTGCGCAAGACACTGGGTGGGTGGACACATCTATTCCTATTAGCGCGTTTTCTAATGCTATTTTCACACTTTCTGTTCAAGTTGACTACGACAATATAACTGACACAACAGGTAAGAATAGAACTGGAATAGAACTGTCAGCAAATGAAGTTAAAACAGACGGTTCGACGTCATCACGCTTTTTCGGAGTTTGGAGAAATCCAACGGTTGGAGAAAGTTTTCATGGCAGGATTTCGACAACTTTTGACATGCGTGGAAAAACGTTAAATAACCTGTTCACACCAAGCCGGTGGGGAGGAGGATTGTATATACAGGGTATCACAGGAACTAATGTAACTGTTTCTAACCCAAAAATTGAGCTTGGAAACGTACCGACTGACTGGACGCCAGCCCCCGAGGATACCGGAGCTCAAGGCCCGAAAGGTGACAAAGGTGACCCTGGAGAAACAGGCGCAACTGGTCCACAAGGGCCAATTGGGTTAACTGGCCCAAAGGGAGAAAAAGGTGACACTGGAGAAACAGGTCCAGCCGGCCCGAAGGGTGACAAAGGAGACGCTCCGTCGCTTAATTGGACTTTGGTTGCTACGGGACACATTGAGTCTTCTTTTAACACTGCAACTGCCACTGGAGGGGTAAAGTTCTACCAGTCGGGAAATATGGTTGCAGTTGAACTGTCAACTAACAACGTCAATCTGACCTCGGCTTTGCCTCACGGAGTTTTGAGCAATATCTTTACTATTTTAAAAGATACGGGCGTTGTCCCCTATCCAGATACTGGGTGGGACTGGCAAGCTATCCCTATTGAAACAAATGAAGGAAACGGCATTGTATTTGCGCAAACAGCCGGTAAAAACACTGACGGGAACTTGCAAATTAGAGTTCGGTCGGCCAGTATAGACATACCAAGTGGAAAATACTTGAAGTTCGGTACCTGGTTGTACTTGACCAGTGCACCCACTAACACTAATCCTGTTGTACAAATGCTTTACCCAAATGCAATTGAAACCCACTGATAAAAAAAAGGCCTGAATATTTTTCAGGTCTTTTTATGTGTTATCATTATAATATCAATAATTATACAAGCGAGGAATGATAATGTACGACACAAGATACAACGGTAAGAATAAAAAGCCTGCCCCTTACCGAGCGGTTCCTAAAGTGATACATCTTTTGAACCACAAGCTCATTGACACCCACAACATGATTGTGATAAGCGACGACGCCCCGCACACCTTCCTGGTTTTCAAGATGAGCAAACTCATGGCTAAGATCGAGGCGAAGGGCGAACAGTTAATTTTAACCGACAACGAATACTGGGGAGTGATTACTGAGTCGGATTTCGATACTTTCATTTCTAAATGGTTCAAGGAGGAGGCCGTCCCTTTAGTTCTCTGAGCGCTTTAGAGGAGAGACGGCTAAAAGCTAATGCGATACGGCAAAACGCTCTGAGGCGTGTTAAGGAAGCAATGATAAAGGAGGGGTGATGAGCCTCTCCTTTTTATGTGCTACAATAAAGGCACACTATAAAACAAGGAGGAGCGGAGTAAATAAGAGTTACTCTTATTTGCTGGAAGCAGTGCTTCCAAACCGCAAATATTTCAATGAATATGAACGAAGCAAATGTAAGACTGGAGCGTTTCTATGACACAGTAGAACAACACCGTCCTACGGCGCACATTAACCGTATTTATTTTCATGCTGGGTACACCATTGAAGAAGTAATCGCAAACCTTCGAGGGATTATGGCCCTTTTTGCAGAACAAGTTGGTGAGGTTCAAGACAAGTTGAATGACTTGTTAACCCGCATTGAACTTATCTTACAAAAAATCATTGACGAGAAGGAACCTGAAATCGTGGCGCAAATCATTGGGGACATTACTGAAATGCTTACCAATGCAATGTCTCTTTACAACGGTGTGCCACAGCTTTCCCGCTTATTGTATGAGGATAAAGAGGACAAAGTATTTAACTCAGATAACAAGAGCGCCAATGCGGTTGCAAGTTTGGTATCCCCTCGAGTAGCTCGAAACACAACAACCCAAAACCTTTGGCATGATCCACATGACGGTTCCTGGTTCTTTACACAGTCGGATACCTTCCCGGGTATTGATCAAGAGGGCTTTGTTATCTCCCACACTGACGCCCAAGGTGATTTTGCGTCTAGCATGTGGGTGAAAGGCGGTGGACATGGGCAACAAGTAGACTTCCTAGTAAATAATGGGCAAGTGTTTGTGATTGATCGGTTAAAGAATGGGTATAAAACTTTCCAATTTGAAGGCCGCAAAACGATAGATTTATCAGACGAAACAGACGTTTGGCAAACCCCGGGAGGGAAAATTCTCGGTCATGTAAACTACACTGACACCCCTTTTGGGGACGTGCTGTTCGAGTATACAAATTGGTCCGTGTATGCATACAAAGCCAAGTGGAACGGTTCTGAGGGAAAACCAGAATTTAGTGGAGAAGGAGCGCAGTTTGATTTGAAGCCCTACCTGACTGATATTTATGTCAATCAAGGCTTCACGGCTATTCCAGAACAGGAAATTTCTGGAGTACCAAGTAAAAATATTCTTGTAATCGTTGGATTTAATACCGACGGTTGGGCAGAAGGCGCAAATCACAACGCGGTTATTAAAGTTCTTCGATATGATTATGAACGAAACGCAATCGAATACATTAAAGAAATCAGCCGTCTTGATCAAGGCTTTAAACCGGCTTTCGGACAAGACACAAATCACTGGGCCTCTAATGAACAAGAACTTGAAGGAGTCGTTCGCATTCGTGCCAATGCAGGTTCAACCTCTAAACAAGAGTTAGGAGGGTTGGCGTGGGCAATTAACACGGGTGAAAGTTCACAGAAGACTGTCTTCGTCATGGGATTTGTTGCCCCTAACCTTTTAGCGAACATGGCAACAGCTAAAGTTAGAAATCAACGTCGTGCAATGGGGGATTACGAAGAGACTGCTGGAATGTTTAACTTGTTAAAGCCTGGACGTTACCTACTAACTGGTGCTGAAATGGGAAGGTATCGAGACACGCCCATGCGCTGGCGAAATATGCAAAGTCTCGGGACATTCTCACTTGACGTGTCTAAACCAGACGCCTGGGGTAATGTCACTCAAATCTTAACACTGGGCGGGCGTGGGAACCCAATTGACACCTACCAGCGTAACGTTGTATTCGACTCTAATAACGGCTGGGGGGCAACATACAACCCGTTGTCAGGTGTTTGGCAGAAAATTTCAAGCGCCCATACTGATACACACCAGGTTGGGCAAAGCTACATCACTAATTCCGGCGTCAAAAAGTTATCTCAACTTACTGAACCCAATACCTGGTTTTACCTGTCAAATGCGGACGCCTTGACCCTAGGCCTGGGTGGTCTTGAAGGGGTTATTGGGGGCAGTGGCTTCAAGTTCAAAAACGATCCAGAAGGGCACGTAGGAGTAGACGCGCGCATTAGGCAAACCGTTGTTGTCGTTTCAGATGTTCGTTATGTTTCTTACACTCGTTTGCTTACTGGAACTCGAGATGAGTTTGGACCTGGATTGGATAGGTCAAAGGATATACAAGAAGGCGCCTGGTTCAAAGTAGAGGGAACTCAAATTTAAAAAAAAAAAAAAGGAAGGAGGATAAAATGTTACTACAAATTGAAAGTATTCCCAACTACTTTTTGGGGTTGGGATCAAACGTCATGTTTCTGGGCCTTATGGGTCTAATGGCTATTGATGTGGTTAGTGGTTACTCTAAGGCGCTAATTTCAAAGAAATATAATTCAACCATTGACTCACGAGGTTGGTTGAAGCGTAGCAACACACTGCTTGTCTTGGTTGTTGGCTACCCTTTGTTACAAGTGGCTAACTTAGAATGGGTATGGACTTCGTTCCTAACTCTATCGGTTATTGCTAATGCGGGTTCCGTTGTAGAGAACTTGACAGCGCTGGGTGTTCCAATCCCAGAAGCTATCACAAAGTATCTCGACAACAATAAGACCCAGCTTAACGGTTAAGTTTTCAAATAGATAAAATTAAAGCCCTCATTGCGAGGGCTTTTTTCTTTTGCAAACAGTCGGGTAGCCACCGTTTATGCTTGAGAAGGGTAGCGGTTGATCAGTTGGCTCACACTTGACTTGAAATAAATGTAATTCTTTTGGCGCCATTGCTCCATAAGAGGTGTGGTAAAACCTCGTTCTACTTCCTTTAGGTCAGAAGTGCGAACGTAAACTGTTCCGCCCTCCAAGTCGAGAGTACGCAGAACGGGCAAATTCAACACATCTTCTATTGGATCAAGCACGATAAGTCCTTTGACTTCATGGAGGTAATCAACGATTGTTCCTTTTAGCTTACTCCGAAGGCGTGTGAAGTTCGTCATACTCTGCCTCCTCTCGCTCCGCCTCAGCAATCTCCTCACGGAGTTGAACAATCAACTCGGGGAGCTTCTTTTCAATATATGTAATGACTGCCCCTAATTGGTCTTGCTTATGCGACGTAATCTTGAAGAACAAATGATAGTTCGCTGAGCCGTCAAGGTTGCGTAGGTTAATTGCCTTCGTCTCCTTTGGCAAGTATTCAATGACGTTCGTCAATGGTGCAAGTTCAGGTGATACAAACAACATTGCAAGCCATGAAGTCAACCCGTCAGGAGTCTCAACTGATTGTACCCACACCTCGAACTCGTTCTTTGCCTTGTTCTCCAGGAGGGCGTTCATCACGTTAATCTTCGCTTGCGTAATCTCGTAATTCAATGACATAAAAATTGTGTTAGCAAATTTTGAACAATGGTGCGTCCGTTGTTCCTTCGCTATTCCTTTCTTGATTATGTAATCATCTTAACGCAAAAAAGACCCTCTGTCAAGAGGGCCTTTTGATTAGATACCTTTGTCTAAAATATCACTCAAATCAGTAATTCGATCGTCCAACACGTCGAGATAGCTTCGCATTGCCATTAGTTGCTTATTCATCATGTCACGTTGATCCTTGCTGATACCGAATAGCATTGCGTTTAGTAGCGCAAACTTCAACCGCGCAATTTTGCCTTGCAACTCGTACTGTTCGTGGTACAACTTCTCTAGTGCGTCTAGGTCTTTCTTTTCAAACATTCTTTAGTCTCCTTCTTTACTTGATCCTTCTGCAACGGAACCTGACTCGGTTCCGAACCTCCCTAGCTCCGGCATTAACTTCCAATCAACAACTGCAATAATCAGTTCCCCTACGTTGCGTTGGGCGTGGTGTGTGTACGTATCAATCACCTCATCAATACTTGGAGTCGGCATTGACGTGCGAACACCCGCGCCATTCATGGTCCAATACCAGGTGTTCTTTGGTAGTTCCTTATGAATGAAATCAATGACAGCTTGCCCTCTTGCTACCTCGCCCCCGTCTCCAAGAGCTGAGGCAAGAGGCGCCCTGAGACTGGGGGTATCCCCCGTCGAGTCATGGTCTGCTACGAACCGGTCTAGCCGGTTGCCAGGTGCAATGGATTTAAAACCAAAGGCTTGACGAACCGTGTAGCCTTGATCCGTGTTGCGATAAAAGCGGACAACGCCACTTGCGTCCTGCTCATCATACAGGCGAAGCCCAATGTCTTTGCCGTGCGGATCAAGGATTGTATAAAATCCTTTGTACATTACTCTCCCACCTGTTGCAGGGCTGTTAGTTCGTCTTCAAGACGTTCAAGCTCCAGTTGCGCGTCATACAAATCCTCTTGGGTTTGTTCATAATCTTTCTCGGCTGACTCCAAGCGAGAGTGAGCCTTGTCTACTCGATCGTCTGCCAAAAGCACTTCGAGCTTTTGATCTGCAATGTATTGCAACAGTTCCTCTTCCACGTTCATTAGTCTTCCTTTCTTAGTCTATCCAACTGATAAAAATCCAAGTCCAAATGATTGCAATAACTAAGTTGAGTGATAGGTTCCAAAGGGGGTGAGACAACTTATCACCCGAACGTCCCATGTAAATATCCAGGACGAGCAAATAAATCATAAACAGTGTAAACGCTAAAATCGATAAAGACTCCATTAGTAATCACCTCGCACAATAAATACAGGATTGTATGCCTCGCCGTAACCACTCGAAAGAACTGTTGACTCACTAGCTGGTTCAATATCTTCCTCCGGTTCGATCCACACGTCAATGTCACCGTAACGGTCCATTGCCTCATGCGCCTTGTTAATTAGTTCTGATAGCTTCATAAGCCACCTCCTTTTCTTTATGCCTTAACTATAAACAAAAGCGGGGTGCTTGTCAACACCCCGCTTCAAGTTTAATTCAATTCAGAACCTTTCCTGGTATCAAGAACCGCCCCGCACTCCGTGCAAGTGACAAAGCGACGGTCCCCTAGCAACAGCATGTATGCTCCGCAATTATCACACAACATTAAATGCCTGCCTCCTTGATGATTTCTTTTAGACCTTCAATAATATTCGGGTTGATCCTCCCGACCTGTGCTACAATGTCAGCTTTTTCGTCGGCGTTTGCTTCGTCATAAATTGACATGTCGTCCGCCTCTTCCCATGCCATTAACGCATGGAATTGCTCTTTGTCAAACTCACCAGTCGAAGAGTTAAACAAATTTCCCATATCACTTGCAAGTACGTCTACTAAAACAATCGGCTTTAAGTTGTTTTGAAGCCACTCTCGTTCATTAGTCATTGTCTTTCTCCTTGTTCTGTAACGTATTGAATGTCTCGATTGCTTGAATAAACAGGCGACCCATATCTGTACTCCCTTCAAGCTCTTGATCCTCTAACCACTCCGTGAACTTAACCCAATCGGTAGCTCGCCATGCTTCTAATGGCGTGTACCACGCCCCGTATTCCATGTTAGAAACCGTGACAGCTTGACCAGTGAGGGCGTTACCCACTACTACCTTGACCCCTTCCCAAGGTCCATAATCTAACAGGCCTCCGTCAGTTGTTACCAAGTCCAGGTTAGTGATGATGTCAACAATCTTTAGTTTCATGTTACTTGTCCTCCGTGATATACAATCCATTCAAACCAAGGATCTTTACAACACGCTCAGCATTTCCCAAAGTGTCAAACTCACGGGCTTCTGACTTAGAAGTTACCAGTGACCAAGCACCAAGTGCGTTTCCCTTGAGCCACTTAGGTGTTGCCTCTCCGCCTGACCAGGCAATGCGCCACTTGGTTGGCTTAGGCCCTTCAACTACCTTGATAACCTTCTTTGCAATCGGATCAACCTCGACGACTTGTAGCTTATCAAACCCGCTTGCTGGATATGAATAGTCCGCAATCTTTTGGGCCTGCTCCAAGTTAGCGAAGATAAGGTACCCACCGCCGTCTTCAATGTCCATTGTCGTTACCTCACCTGCTTCAAATCCGTGTTGAAAACCGCCTGGCAACGCAAACACCAATCCATACTTACCTTGCAATGCGTAAAACTTTGGTCCTTCTGTTTCGTTCATCTCTTTGTCCTCCTTGACAATATCAAATGTGTAACCTTCCGACTTCAACGCAATCACGTCCTCGAATTTAAACTCCGCAACGGCGGGCTTGCTCTTGTCTTGTGCAGGTGCTAACCAATACCACTTGGTTGGGTCTAGGTACTTCTCAATCTCCCATACACGGGCAGTCCCGGCGTTAGTTGTATCTGGGTGCCAACCGTCAGGGTCCTCGATAAGTGTTGACTTTCCGTACTTGATGTTAGCAATCTTTACCAGGGTATACTCCATAACCTCAAACTCATACCCATGCTCAACTAATTCCATAGCTTGATCAAGTGTGACCTCTACAACGGCTGGCGTCTCACCTTTCTTTGTTTGAGGAAGCCACCAATACCTCTGCTTTGGGTCTAGGTGCTTCTCGATGACTGCGTGGCTCGTGTGATCTCCTGGCCCGCTTACCTTCCAACCGTTATCGTTTTCAACCAAGACCCACCCAGAAAAGTTTGACAGAATGTTAGTAATCTTCATGTTACTTGCCCTCCTTGAGAACGGGGTTATCCCCGTTCGACACATTACCTTGCTTCGTCTCGGCTTTCGCCTCGGTTTGTGATTTCAAATAATCAACAGCCATTTGCGCATACTCGATAACCTTTTCAAGGTCTTGAATACGATTATCCTTCTGGCGCACCGCGTACTTAATCATATTAAATACGTAACCTGCCTCAACGCCCCTGAACTTAAATAGCAGGGCTGGCATTAAATCTTTTAGCTCAGTTCCCTTATCATCTAAATGATAGTGGGCTGGTTCGTGGACTGGATCAAAAGTGGTAGTGTTAGCTACTAAATCGGCAAGTTGCCCCTCGTGATAGCCTTGGTTTTTGATGTACCCAGAGTCGTTGTCTGAATATGTCAAGCTGTCAGTCGAAGTAAAATCATCTGGAACAAATACATAGCCGTCCGTGCCGTACACGTCCACAAACGTATTATAAAAGGTAGTGCGAGTATTCGCATAAATGTGCTTACCTAATTTTTCCTCCAATGCGTCAAGTAATGTACTTAGTTGTTCCTTATTGTTAATGCGATATGCTGTCTTGCTCATTATAAAATCCTTTCTTTTGTGTGATACCAATGGCTAAACGACGCTCGCTCGACGCGTCAGCTAGAAATACCAAGGGTGCAATGTCTTTGCTTGTTCAAGCGTCATAACAACGCCCTGAACTTTGCATAAACCATTCTGCAACAATTCAATCTTCATGTCAAGCCTCCTATTGTCCTGTTCCGAATTGCTCTGGTGAGAAGCCAGATAGCCGGCTTCGACACACTACCTTGCTACGTTTCATTGTCCGTTACCGAACAATTCAGGGTGTTCCGCCTTGTACTTACGCATTGCCTCTTGCTCTGCGCTGTGTTGTGACTGTACCTCCGCCTCTGAACTTGCTTGCTCAGCCATTACACTCTCTTCCAATGCCTTAACCTTGGCTTGCTCATCTGGATCAGTGTACGGGTCAACTCCACGTTGGTATGGAGTGCCTTGTTCCACGTCACCAGCGGTACTAATGCTTGTATCTCCAACTGGTTCTGTTTCTTCAAGTCCAGGTTCCATAGTTCCAGTTGGTTCCGATACACTCGGTCCGCTGACCTGTCCATTGCTTCCTGCCACTCCGGCCTGCTGATTACCTTGGTCCATGTTGGGTCCTCCTTCTTTTGCTTCTTGTGTTACTTGAGAAGACGAGTAGTCGTCTTCGATATTTTCTCCAGCAACGTCTCGGGTTGCGCCTCGTGCTGAATGACTGCTTGAATTGTGCTTGTCTGAGCTTGACTTAGCCGACTTAGAAACATGCGTTACCTCCTTTGAGTCACGGGATACCCCGTGACGAACTTCGTTACTGCTAGACGACACTCGCATACTCGTGTCAGCAGGTCCTTCAATTAAATCAGACGGTGCATTGACCGCGTACAACGCGCCACCACACATCAGTGTAATCACTCCAGCCCCTATCAATGTACCTTTTAGTTTCATGCTATGCCTCCTAACGTGCTAGTTCGTTCCTATCAACCCAAATTGGTTGCCACCCCTTTTCAATCATATCTGCAAAATCAACCCGATTTGCCATATCTAAACGCCAAATGTCAGCTAACTTTAGATAAGGAGTGTTATCTCCCCAACTTCGATAATAAATGGGCGTTAGATTTACGAATCCTCCTCGCTTGTCCGTCATCCAGTCTGCTTTTGCGAACACATACGACTCTCCGTGTTGAAGATTATGTTTACCTATGCTCGCGTTGTTTAATCTTTTTGGCTTTGCTTCACACTCCAAGGTAAAAACGCGATCTTCCAAGCCGTGAAAACGCTCTTCCAATGCGTCCCAATCTTTTTCTGCTATCCACTTCATTATGCTTCCTCCTTTGAAAAGTAAATGTTCAATAATTTGGTTTCTCGCTCTGCTGTTGACAATTCAACCGCCACGCGCCCAACTGACAAATGCAATCGTTCACGGTTGGCTGGGTTGTCGAAAAAAACCTCAATCCCAAGTCCTGGCCGACGCCCTACACCCCAGTTGCTAAGTGTTGCCTTACTGACTCCCGCCCAGCGTGCAATATCAATTAAATAAAACCCGTGTGCGGTCAACTCATTGACCAACCCAATGTATTTTGGTGTCGGTTCATATTGACCAGGTGCATTAACCTTAAACGGCTCGTTTTTACGCGCTCCCATGCTATATCCTCCTAAGTTTTCGCTTATAAAAATATTGAGCTCCTTAATAACTGGAACCGCGTTCCAAATCGTTATCAATTCATGCTCTATAAAGTAATTCAGGCAAGGGTGAATGGCGGGCCCAAGTGGCAACCCCTGAATTGCTTTATAGAACAGTAGACATCCCGTCTACAAGAACTATATTATATTCGTTTGTTTTAAATGTCAACTACTTCGTAGCCCAATCCGCTTAGATAACCTTCGATATACTCAAATGTCTCCTCTTTAGTTCCGAAGTTAAAAAGTTCCACAACTTTGTGCCCAACTTCTTTCGCTACTTCGTCACCGGTCTCACTGTAATATCGTTCCATTTCAGCCTGTAAAAGTCTACAAGATCACCTAGCGTATATTCACAATTCTCACCATTGAAACACTTGTAATCGTTAAGCTCGACAATCCAAATATTCCATTTCATAATTTCCACCTCAATTTGTGTTTTAGAGATTACTCTCCATAAGGCTTACCACAAATCTCCAACTTTCGCTGAAAACCTTTGAACGGTATGCTAAGCCTTATGCAAAGCCGGAACATAACGTTCCGAACTCTTTTAATCTTCAAAGTCTCCGCCTTCGTAATTCACCCAATTTTGGAATGTTTCCCAGGCGGTGTTCCAATCTTCAAAATCCTCCGTGTAATCATCTGACGCATAAACCATGTACATTCCTTCGTCTGTTTGGAAGATACCTACATAATCATAATATTCGCCAGCAACCTGATAATCACCGTCACCAGCATGAACTACCTCGTAAGCTAAAATTTTTTCTTTTGTCATGTTTATTCTCCTAACTCTACTCGCAAAGTTACGTTTTCACCTGCTTCAAGTGACCCCTTCAATCGTAAGAATAAGTCACGCATTTGCTTAGGCGTTAAGTCAAATTCAATGCTGTCACCCTCGATAGGTGCGTCTTGAATGTTTTCCTCGTCAAAACCCTCTGAATATACGTCGGTCCAATTAAACATGCTCAAATATGCTCTTTTATTCATAATTTCCACCTCAATTTGTATTTTGGAACAATCGCTCCATACAACTATTAAACCATGTTTAACAGCTCTATGCAACGGGTGTTACCCGTTAAGTTTTCTTAATAAATTCCGTATTCGTTTCGCGCGCGTGTATCGCCAGCAATCATTAACCAAGTGTATTTAATCATGCCTTCAAAATATTTTTCTAAATGCAACTTGTACCACTTCGATTGCCTCATCATGTAACCGTTACGTCCGTGCAACTCTAAACGCGCCAACACCCAGACGTAAATGTCCAAAAGCTCAACGTCGTTTGGAATGCCGGGTGTATCAAATACTTCTATTGCCACCTCATACTCGATTTGTTGACGCTTGTTTTGTGGCTTGAACTCGTTTGTAACCATTGTAATTTCCACCTAAATTTGTATTTTGAAATTTCTTCCATAAGACACTCTATCATCATCATAAAATGCCTTATGCAAGAATGGAACCCAGGGTTCCAAACTTCCCACTAAATAAATTTCTTGAAAATAAATTCTATTAGGTCAAATACCAGCATTCCAAGTAGCCACAATACTGTCAAAAATGACGCAATAATCAAAAATCCTACCATGTCATTTCTCCCGTTGTGTCAATAAACTCACCGTCAATAATGATACTCTCTTGGTTATTCAAAACTCCCCAATCGTGATACAAACTAGTCAACTTTTCATTAACTGTCTTATCATCTGAGAATGTCTCAAATTCATAAGAATATTCTACATCAATTTCCCCGTTGTCGTCACGCTTATAACCTCCCAAGTGTTCAGTTACAGTGACCCCCACCGGCGATCAGTGAAATAGCACGTACTTTCTTAACCAATTGCTTTTCGCTCAACTTGTTAAGCTCGCTGTTCGCAACGCTAAATGCCATAATCATATTCATATTTCCATACCTCAGTTTGTTTGTATTTACTGATTTAACATCAGTTGCAAAGCCACCAGCGAAGCGCTGATAGCCTCAAAACCCGATACTAAAATAGTTCTGAATACTTTTCCTTGATTGTATCAATATCATAGTCTGACACAATCCAATCCCATGCTTCCTCTTCCATTTCTTCTAATGAGCCACCTTCCCAGTAATTGTGATAATATACTGAGCCTGTTGCCCAAATTTGACCGTCCTCATATCCCTCAGCTTTACGCAAGGCGTCAATGATATTTGATTGGTCCTCGATTAGTTGAGAAGCTGTATACATTTCGTCAATATCGTACTTGTCAACGTACTCAAATCCCGTCAACTCTAAAGCCAACCCAACAATGTCGCCATTGTCTCGAATGTAAGCGAAAAGTTCTTCTAATGTCTTAATGTTTTCCATGATAAATTTCCTCATAAATTCTTTAGTTTGCCGATTAACGGCTTTCACTGAACACGTACCGAAGCGCTATTAAATATTTTGTAATACTTCTTCCCAAGCCTCATCATAGCTCTCAAAAGCTAAGTGAGCCACCTTTAATGTTGCTACTTCATCAACCAAAAGTGCCAAATCATACTTACCCGTCCGAAGCGCTTTAAACGCAAAGTCCGGAATATTAACAAGCATGTTAATTCCTTCACTATCTTCATAAAGGTTGTGGATGATTTTCCATGATTGACCCTTGCCAGGTTCGTTTAATCGTTCCCGCCAAGTTTTTAAGTCTTCACGCAAATCATGTCGCGCCTTATCAATAGCTACTAACACTTCATCTTCTGTATACTTAAATTGTTCGTCCATAATATCCACCTAATTCTTTCTAAGTTTTCATTACGATACATGTTCAGTGAACGCCGTTAAGCGTCCGAAGCGCTCAATAGATACCTACCGAAGCGCCCCATACAAACTGATAGTCTAAGCCTTCATAGACTGCTCTTGATCAGTACACCGAAGCGCTCTAATCTCAAACCGGTTGAGCCGGTTAAACTGTTGCTAGTAACGATAGCCAGTCGTCAAGTATCGCTTTACAGTCTTAAATTGTTATCTGTTCAGTTACCGCCGGTTACTTGATATTCCGATAAATATCTCAGTCGCAAGGTTGGTTGTTATCCATGTAACAACCCGCCCCGCGCGTTTCACCATTGCCACCCTATTTGGATAACCAACCGTAAATGATACTTAAAACGCGTTTTTTCAAAATCTGAAAAATGTTTCAATGCTATTGAGAGACTTGCAAACCTACACCCTGTTTTCATCTTAAACCCGTTTTTAGTTGCTCTCTAACTTTTTTCGCTTAAATGCTAAAAGTGGCAACCCCGATTTTTGATTACTTAACAGGCGCCCCGCGCTTGTTAGTGTCTCAACTTTAAGTTTTCAATGACCAAAATTTTAAGCCGTTGAATTAAATCTCTCAACTAACTTACAAGATTTATTCTACAGGATAATTGCATAAGTTGCAAGCCCTTTTTTAAAAATCTTTTTAAGTCAATTTTGACACATTCCGCCCGTCAAAATTTTGACCTGCTTTTTGTATCTCAACTAACTTACAAGATTTATTCTACAGATTTTGTGTGACAATTCAGATACTTAAATATTACAATTATGTGACGCGATTTATCTCAGTATCACACTTTTTGTCAGTTGTCAATTATCCATTTTAAAGCCGTTTAAAGGCCCCTGATACGTCACCCTGAAACAGATACACGCCCCACCACCCAAAACGCGCCCTGAGAGCGCCTGAGAGCGTCTGAGAGTGTGCCACACCTTGACGATACACCACCGCGACGACCACCGACGATCGGCTACTTACTTTTGGTTAGGGGAATGGGTTCGGTACAATATTTATAT